CGATTGCCTCGCGTGCTTCGATGTCTGCGGTCACCGCAGGAGCGGCTTCCACCTCTACGGTTTCGACTGACATTTCTTCCTCTCGGATCGCGCTAACGCCTGCGGTGGCGTAAGCGGGCATATGGGTAATGCTGACCTCGGCCAAATTGGCGGCGAGGTGCTGGACGGTTGTCTTTGCGCGGTTCCACACTGACTTCGTGGGGGCGAATCCAACCGAAAGGCCCTTAGCTGAGCCGGTGCGGATTAGCGTTGCGGCGTCGCGCCCCTGGACGGTGTTGGCGATATTAAAGTCGATGTAGAGGCCGTCGGCCTCATTCTTTGCGGCGGTAATGACGCCGATGGGCTCGCCGTGACGGTAGGCGAGCGGCTTGCCGACGACGTCCTCTGGGCGAAATGCGTTAGCCGCGAAAGACTCGCGCACATTGCCGATCTGGGTATCGAGCCCGTAGGGGACGGCGCGGCCGTAGCCCTGTCCGGCAATATCCGAGTTTTCGGTGGTCTCGCGCATTTCGATGACGAAATCAGCGGCGAACTCAGTGGTCTGCATTATGGCCTCAGCTCGGGGTCGGATTCCATTAGGTCGGGCAGGTCGAGCAGTTCGCGGGCCTCGTCGATTGAGATGACATCGAGCGGGCGCAGGGTCGAGATCAGCGCGGCGATTTCGGTCGGGTTGCCGCGCAGGAATACCGACGTATCAAACTCGACGGCGTGACCTCGTGGCGTGATGTCGTTCATGCTGAGGCGCTGGGAGATCTGGAGCATCACGGGGGTGAGGCTGAGGTCAAGCAGCTGACGGTAAAGGTCGGTTCGGTTTGTGTAGGTAAGGCTGGAGCCTGACTGTGTGGCGTTGACCCATGCGGCGTCGAGATTGGCCTGGCGGGCGATGGCGAGGGCTGAGGCGTCGCGTGCGGCCACGAGTTGCATGTCGTTCGGGCTGAAGCCGCCGATGGTTTCGGTTGAGATAGTCGAGTTTAGGTAGGCCGTCGAGCGGTTAGTTCGTGCAGCTTCCCAGGCGTCGAGGAGATCGTCGACAACTGAGCCGGGAAGATCCGCGCCCGAGTTCTTTAAGATCACGTTCGGCACTGGGTACTCGGCGTATCGCAGAGATGCGGCTTCGAGCGCTGCGGCTGTGTTGCAGGCTGAGGCCATCGTGGTAAGCCAGCCGCCAGCGGGGTCGCCATCGAATCGGATGACGTCACGCGGAGGCACCGGGAAGCCGTTCCAGTAGACGGTGCCGAACGCTGGAATTGGGTCCATGACGGCTTCGGTCGTGGGATCTGGGCTAAATGAGATTTGGGTATATGGCATCCACACGATCTCAGTCGGGTAGCCATCCCACGCCCGGCTCTCGACCTTCCAATAGGCGAATCCGTAGAGCAGGAGATCCTGAACGGTTCGGCCCATAAGAGATGAGTACGTGGTCTGCATCGTCGGCTGAACTAGGAGGCCTCGGGCTACGACCTGATCTTTGCCGACGTATTCCTTGAGCGGGAAAGCCGAGATCGTGTTCGTGTAGGTCTTGAGGCACTTAACGAACGCGGGCACCTGGAGAGCCACGCCGAGGTCGACGCCATAACTCGATGAGCGCTGGATCTGAACTAGCAGCTGCGCGGATGCGTCGCGGATGTACGGGACCGGCTCGGAAACTGCCTGCGCTGCCGCCGACTGAATCTGAGCCTGGTCCCGTACAACGTTGAGTGAACGGGGAAACGCCACGGGTGTAATTCTGGTGCCATACCATACCTAGGTCAAGTGATCGCGCTTTTCGCGGTTTATGCGCGTCGGCGTGTATGAATTCGGGCCATAGGCCTAGGCGTCTTGGATGCCTGGTAGGCCGCGAACATGACGGCCCTAGCTGCGTACACACCGCCATGACCCATCCGGGCAGACATGACCCAGCCCCCTTGGCGCTTCGAGATATTGGACTGAGTGAAGTGTTCTAGGAGAGTTTCTGATTCCTCGTGCACGATTGCCCGACGATCGAATAAGTCGAGGAGATTCTGAGTAGCGGCTGCGGCCTCGCGCTGGCCCACTAATTCGTCGAAACGCTCCTGGAGCCGATCCACATATCCAGGAGTTACCTGTATAAAGAGACTGGGGTGATCCTTGCGGATTTCCCCTAGACGTGCGTCGACATCCTTAATCGTGCGGTGAGTGGTAGCCCGGACAACTATCCGGCCATCCTCCAGCGGGGCCGCGATAGCCACAGCGTGGCCCATGCCATCAAAGTCTGACTCGACGGCGACCGACCAGATAGCGCCGGGAGGTAGTTCCTCATCTGAGAGGGTTTCTTTCCACCATGAATCTTTGAGCCAGTGATTAGCCCGGGGCACCCATAGGTTGAGGTATTCGCGTAGCCAGGAGGATTGCTCGATGTTTTCCCACTGCCCGCGTAGGAAGGCCTCGCGCTTATCTGACCATTCGGGGCTTGCGTACTTCCATGTCTCCACATCGTCGGGATCCGACGTCGGCGGCGCTGACCATTCAAGTAACAGGATATTGCCCGGGTCGTCTGCGCCGAGGTGGTCGATGGCCCTCTGGCGGTAGGACGTCATTAGGTCACTCGATGCGTCACCAGCTGTCGACACTAGGAAAGCCTGAGGGTTAAGCCGCTCGGCCATGGTCGGCGCTATTGCGCCCATAAATACTTGGCTCGGGATGCTCCAGGCCTCATCGAGAAATGCCATATTGATCGAGAACCCGACGCCGGCGGAATCATTAGCCGCATGGATTAGCCATCGGTCGCCAGACGGTAACTCGATGCCCGCCCGCTCATTTCCCCACCGGGCCGCCTGCTTGCCGTACTTTTCTACAGCCCAGATTCCAGCCGGACGCATAACCTCCATAGCGGTCGATCGCTTATTGGCCACGTGCAGGATCGTCTGAGGCTCGCCGAACAGTTCCGCATGGTGAAGCCGCCACATGCAAATCGCCCGGGAAAGCACAGACTTCCCCGACTGCCTAGCCACAGTAAGGACAACCGTCGGCCAGCACAACTCACCAGTTTCGGGGTAATACTCCAGCGCCCGGTCAAGCGCGTAAGCCTGCCAGCCGCGCAGCTGCAATCCATAAACGCTGGACAGCCAAACTCGGGCCGCGGGACCATGAGAATCCACAGTGCTCCGCTGCGGGCCTGTCTCCAATCGTGGAAGGACGAAACCTTCTGGATGTATCCGAGCCTTGTCGGTCGGTTTCTGGCCCTTCCTGGAGCCTTGTGGGACCTCTGGGGGATAATTGATAGGGGCGGCGGGAGTGTCGGATCGTCTCTCTGAAAAAGCGGTTGTTGACTTTTTTCCGTTGCGCTTTGCGGTTGCTCGGGCTGATCCGAGTTTTCCTCCGTGGCTTCGGTTGCAGCTGAGGTGTGCGATGCCTGCTTGGTCGAGGCTGGGGGCGATTTCGCCTGTTTCGGCTAGGGGTGGTTCGTGGTCTGCGGTGGGGCCGTCGGGGTGTGAGCCGGGCAGGCTCATGTCAACTGGGTAGCCGCATCGGATGCAGGTGGGTTCGCATTTAGCTAGGACTTGCTTGCGCCATGCTCGATAGGCGGCTGTCGAGTGGAGGCTGCTCATCGTGGCCTGGCTTTGCCGAGGATTCGGTTGACGGCTTCTAGGGGGTAGCCCTTCTGTCGGGCTTGGCAGGCCATGAGCCAGCGTTCGTGCGTGTCTGGTCGGCAGAACTGGCAGGGGCTGGTGTGGTCGGTGTCTATCCAGCCTCGGTAACAGATGACGTGGCCGCAGTTGCAGTTCGGCTTGCGACAGTGGGCGTCGAGTTCTGTTGGAGTGTGCATTTAGTTTCCCCTAGCGTTTGGGCCACTCGCCCCGACCTTACCCCTGCGGGGTCAGGCCGAGCGGCCAATGGTTGTTGGGTTGGTCTTTTCCCCGATCATCCTCTAACCCTTTCGGGTTTTGCATCTTCTCCGCAACCATGCACCCATTTCCGCATGGCAGGCCCACCAGCTCTGACCTGGGTTAGACCCCCCGACTACTGGGGCCATGGCATGAGGGGCGCTGCCATGCGGCGATGGTGCTGTGCGCTAGTTAGATGCTTCGGGGTGCGTCTCCAGGTATGCCTGCCATACGGCCGCAGACAGCATGTCCTCGTGTACGCCTTGCGTTATGCCTAGGCTTTGCGCCCATGCCCGGACATCCTTGGCAGTTGCAATCATGCGGTTTCCCCTCCCGTAAATGCCTCGACCGTGGTCGATTCCTGCATCTTCTCGATGACGTCCGATGCTTGCTTTTTTGTCAGGTCATCGAGAGACGCGACCGTATCATGGTTCGCTGCCATAAGGCAGGCATTGACCAAGCCAAGAAACTCTTCGCGTGTCGTGATCCCGAGATCCTTAGCGGTCCCCCGGATCTTGCCTTTCTGCGCGGCTGAGGCTTCGCCTGTTCCTCCGTACACCTTTGGCGCACCGGGCACGCTAGGTACAGGCTGACCGTTCGGGAAAGTCTCAACCTGTGGTCGAGGCTTGTAGAACGGGTCATCATCTGGTGTGCCCGTGAGTCGCTCGGCCTTTGTCATCTCGGTCATCGAGGCCCGGAACTTCTCTTTCGAGTATCCGGCATTTGCCAGGGCTCGACCGATTGCCGACGTCTCACAGTTTTCTAGGGCTGAGGTCTTGTTGACCGGGGAGCCGCCCACTACCTCTTCGGCGAATCCGTTAGCTGCTAGCCGGTCGCCGATCCAGACCTGGGCCTCCATGAGATATTGCAGCGGTCGGCCTGTGTCGTCGCGTACTACCTCGATGAGCCGGGACTCGATGCGGCCATCTGCCTTGTGTTCTGCCCAGAACTTATGGATGCGGCTATCTACGGTTTCATATTGGCTGAGGTCAAACGCCATGATTGGCCGCCAATACTTCGAGGCATCGCCATGAGCAGAAGTGCATCTGAATACCGATTCGTGGAGTGACGGTTAGGAATGTGCCGTCGTGCATGATTGTCCGGCAGTCATTGCATTGGTACAGGATCATTTGGTTTCCCCTAACTCTTGCATTCTTTTCATTACTTTTTGGATGCCAAGCGTCGGATTCGGAAATTCCTTTTCCAAGAATTTGAGGACATGGGAAACGGCGGTTAGGTAACCGTGAACCCAAATTTCATTATCACGCTTATCAAGGTTTTCTAGGTCAATGTCTATCATGCGAGGATTTCCCATTCTCTGAGGATTCGGCCATGGTTGCCCTTGACCATCGAGGTCGTAAAGCCACACGCCCGGATAAGGCCCTTTGAGGCCCAGGAATGCATTAGAGCGCCGATCTGGTTAGTAGATCCGCAGGGTAGACCCACGTGCAGTCTGAGGTCGTCGGCTGTGATTGTCTGGCCAGGCCCAAGGTTGCGCCTGTAATCGTTGGCGCGTTGGTGCCATTCGTGATCTTTGACGACTGCTGCGGTGGCTGCGGCCTTGGCGTCATAGCCGCTCCCAGCAGCACACCAACCGCAAACGCTATTCCTGAGAGGCCGACCACAGCTAGAGCAGTCGTCAACCGTTGTGTCGAATAAGGTTCCATGGTGCATCGTTTCCCCTTCGTGTTTGTTTGTGTTTGTTAAAGGCCTGGGGCCTCTAGCCAGCCGATTAGGCCCATGATGGCTAGGCCTGCGGCTGTGGCCCCAATGTAGAACAGGACTCTGACAAAATACTGAAGCGACATTTCCCCTACTTTCCTGGTGTGCAGGTCCAGCGGCCCCCGGCCCAATGATGGGCGCCTGTCCACTTTCCCCGGTGATTAAGTGTTTCGACCATGGCCGCTATCTGGAGATTCGCCGGCCATTTGTGCATCTCGATGGATCGGAGATGGGCCGCGAACTTGAGCGGCTTAGGGTGCCAGGTCTTGAGCCAGTCAAGCATCATCCATGTCGAGCCATCGGTTAGGGCGTCATTGAATTGAAACATTCCGAAATAGCCGTTAGCCCGATTAGTGCTGCGCGGGTTGCTGTGTGATTCGCGCTCGGCCACGCAATGCACGTAGGCGGCCTGGTCGGGCGGGATCACGTATGTCGGGCCTGCGAGGAGCGCCGCAGCTGCTACGGCGGCGACAATCACCCGGCCTCAATGATCGTAACGGTAGACGATACGCGTGTGCGGATGACTGACTCCACACTGTCGCGGTTTACTCGCCTCTGGCCGCCGGGCGTCCTGTGTCCCTCGATGATGCCGAGGTCTAGGTAGCGTCCGACTGTATCTGTGGAGACGCCGAGGATCTTGGCGGCCTCTCCTGGTGTAATGATTTCGCTCATCGTTTCCCCTTTCGAGGTCGAACGTAGCAGGGTTTACGCGCTTTGCGCGATTATTTCTTGGGCGTGTTGAGAATGGGTAGCGGGAAGGCTTGCCCGTTGGCCTCGCCTTTAGTCGTAAATGAGACATGTATGTGGTCGTAATGGCCGTAACCACTTCCGCGCCATTTCCACATCGAGTTCGCGTAGGTTCCCGAGGCGATCTGATCGTTGAAGACTACGTACTTGATCCGGCCCGAGCCTGGGATGCCGGATGCGGCGTAGGCCACCAGCTGATTAGCCAGGCGCTGCGCGGCCTTGGGGTCTTTGGGGTCAAGGTCTTTGTCGATGTCGAGCGCGTGGACGTAGCCGCGTGAGTCGGGGTTGTGGTCTGAGGCTCGGTTCTGGTGTGCCTTGTCTCCGATAATGCCGTCACTTCTGCGGTCGCGCTTGGGCCACCGCTTATTGACCTGATCTTGGAGAGTTGTCACTCCTGCGACCGGGCGCCAGGCGGCCATTACTCGCCCTCGATCTCGAACTCATGGGCCGTGGCTACATCGTGCGGGTGTGGCTGTGCGCCTTTGCCGTAGCGCGGGTCTGAAGTGTTGAGGGCGTTGAGTAGGACGGGTATGCCTGCGGCCCCTAGGGCCACGATGAGGGGGTGTACTTCGGCGGTGGCAAGCCATGAGCCCAAGGCCCCGAGGAGGGCTCCTGCGAGGCTCTTAGCAACCGTACCTTCCCAAGTAACCGCCAGCCATTTACCCATGACTCACCACCTGTCCTAGAGCCGACTTGCTATGTCGTCTATCTTTGCCGCTATGTCTGCCAGGCTGTTGCCGCCGTTGCGGTAGCCGGGCTGAATGGTTTTCGTGTACCGCTCGATTTCTTGCCGGACGACTGAGCGAATAAGCCAGAATAGGCCGGCGAGGATTGCGGCGAGAATGGTTATCACGCCGACTGCTACGCCGACGATATCTGTCCACTGCATTAGCCCAGGTTAACGATTCTTGAGGCGCTCGAGCACGATTGCCCGGGCGCGTTGCGTCGAGCTAGTCGGCTTGGGTGTGGCTTTCTTGGCTGTGCGCTTCTTGGGCTCCTCGACCGGCTCTAGTGCCTCGATGATTTCCTCGGCCTGCTGCTCGCTCACGGGGTCTCCTCTGGTGCTGCTGGTGGAATGAATTGGTCGAGTGTGGCGTCGTAGGTCCAGCCCATGCCTGGGTATGCGCCTCTGAATGATCCGCTGTAGGAGCATTGGAGCCACGTACCTTGGAGGCCTAGTGAAGCTTGGAGAGCCTGGCCGAGGGGTTCTGAATCGGGGAAGTCGCCGCCGTCGATGTCGGCGTTGTTTATTACGTGGACTTCCTGGACAAAATTGTTTTCGTCGATGCGTGCAAAATGAGCCATCTAGACCGCCACCCTAATAATTACAACTCCTGAGCCGCCTGCGCCGCCGTTGCCGTTGCGTCCTGCTCCGCCGC